AATTTACGAGTTTTCAAGTAATACTGTTACACCTTTATCAGTATTTTTGGGTGGACCTATTTTGGGTAATGGTGTAGATATTGCCAATACAACAACAAAACTTTGGACTTATACTGCATACAACAACCCAGCAGCAATTTACGAATATAATATTACTCTGAACCCTTTTTCGATTTTATACAACCGAACTATCACAGTAACAGGTGTAGAACTTGGTGCAGGTTTGACCGCAATTTCAAATACAAAATTGATTTCAACAAGTGGTTCAACCGTTATTGAAATTGATATTACCACAACTACCGGTGTTGTAACGCCAAAATTCAACATTACAGGAGTTGTTGCTGGAGATTTGATTCTAACAACTAATAACATTTTATACGCAACCACCACAGATGGTTACATAAGAGGTTATAACTACTCAACCGGTGCAATGGTGTTGGCGTTTTTACTTCAACCATCCATTCCTTATGCATTAGGAATGTTTATAAATGATAATGATTTATACATAACAAACGCTAATGGTGATGTTTGGTTGTTTAATCCAATTGCCCCTTATGGTCTAACATACATTAAAAATACTGGAACATATGTAGGAGGAGCTTCCTCTGCACCCGAATGTCAATTTGTTGCAACAGTAACTCAAACACCAACAGCAACACCAACTCCTACACCGACATTGGCTTGTGGAAGATTGGGTAACACTTCTTTTGAAGATTTTGCCGATTGTGTATCCCCTTGTTTGGGACAATTTTGTGGTGGTCCAACAACGAATCCAGTACAATACCCCAAAGAGTGCATTCCTTTTTGGGATACTACAGCTTCGGACCAAAGCATCGAAATTTGGCCAAATGGTTTCCAAAATTACACGGCATATGAGGGTAATTTCTTTGCTGAGGTAAATGCAAGAGTGGCTACCCCTCAAGCATTATTTCAAGATTTTTACGCAACACCTGGTACCCAATACCAAATTCAGTTTGCCCATATGGGTAGACAAGATTTTTTAAATACTTTAGTTGTTGCAGTAAGTGGACAAACTACAGGTCTTATCTATTTCCCAACAGAATATACTGCCGTAACCCGACAATGGACATTTAACACTGTTAATTTTGTTGCACAAGAACAAAATTATCAATTATTATTTTCTGCAACATCTGCACAAGCAGGTGGAAATTTCTTAGATGCAATTAATGTTGTTTGTCCTCAATTTTTTGTGACACCAACACCAACTAATTCTGCGACTCAAACTCCAACTCCTACACCGACACCACCAGGCAGGTGTGCATCGATTGTTAACATTACTGTAACGGCGTCAACTGCATTTATCACAGGATTGACTTGTTGTGATGAATCTGTCATACTTTTAGATGGATTACCTATTGGAACATATAATCTTGACGATTACTGTTTTGTTACTGGCACTGTTAGTGGTCCTGCGGTGACTGTCAATTCATATTCAACCCCTTGTAGAGGTGGTGGTTCAGCATGGCCTTTTGATGACCCTTGTCCTACTCCCACACCCACAGTCACACCAAGTCACACATCAACACCAACAAATACTTTCGGGGTATCTCCAACACCAACTTGTGCAACAACGAATTGTTGGAATAACGTTGATATTCTTATTAGTGGACCCACAACCGCAGTTATAACTTATTGTGCATCGTTCGGTCCATGGAACAGATTCGTTTCTCTATCTTCTCCAACGAATGTCTACCCGTACACAGTAACTTTGGGACAAGTCGAAGGATTTTGTATTTCAGGAACTACAATTACTGAATCATTGGATAACGATACTATTTTGAGTTATTCTTTCTATAATAACTGTTGTGAAGGTGTATCAGTTTCCCCAACACCATCCGTTACAGCATCTATGACTGCAACACCAACAGTTACCCCAACCCAAACAGTTACATCCACACCAACTCAAACGCCAACGGAAACACCTTGTGAGTGTAAAACTATTGAACTCACATTTAATGAAAATTGTTCGAACACGATTAGTTACATTGATTGTTTTGGAACTCTAATTACTAAATCAGCATCAGATTTTCCACAGTATACTGATAATGTTTTTACATCAGGTTCAACAATATATGTTTGTATTTGTGGTGAATGTGTTATCACAAGTTGTCTGACAACTCAAACTAATTTGGGTGCAGGATGTAATTTACCAACACCGACACCCACTTCTTCAGTGACACCAACTGTTACACCAACACCCACAGTTACCCAAACCCCGACTAATACTCAAACTCCAAGTAATACAGTAACTCCATCTGTAACTGCAACTAACACACCAACACCAACTACAAGTGGTTGTAATTGTCAAACTTATACCGTTTATTTTACAGGGGCAACCCAATGTGGTGAAAATATAAATTGGGTGGATTGTAATGGAAATTTTGTAAGTCAAGGTCCTTCTTATTTCGGATTTAGTGGTAATGTTTTCTCACAATACGACTCCGTAAATGTATGTGCTTGTGTTAAACCAACCTCAAGTTGTCCTGACATCACTGTTCTAACTGTAGGACCGTGTAGAGACATTTACTTAACTCCAACACCAAGTAATAGTCCGACACTTAGTGTCACACCAAATTTGACGCCAACCGCAACATCATCTAACACTCCCACACCAAGAAATACTTCCTCAAACACCCCTACACCAACAATTACACCGACGGGTTGTAATTGTGTTGAATACACATTTAAAAACTTAGAACCAATTCCAGCGGTGTTTACTGCCACAGATTGTAATGGTAATGTCATTGATTATCGCCTTAAGGCTTATCAGGTGTTTACGACTTGTCTGTGTGAAGGGACAATCAATATCTACAATAATTGGATTGAAATTGTTGAGGGAACAAGTTGTTCACCGCCACCCACCCCGACACCAACACCGAGTGTAACATCTTCTCAGACACCAACACCCACACCAACTTTAACTCAACCATGTTCGGGATGTTTAGAATATCAAATATTTGGGGGTGTAGCTTCAGGTGCTACTTGGGAATTAACTTATTGTAGTGGTGGAACAGAAACCGTTAGTGTCCAAGGGTATGATTCCTTAGTGGCATGTTTATCAACACCACCTGTTCTTATTAATTCGTATGTCGGGTTTCAGGGAACAATTTACACATATTATGTTGTGATTGATTGTTGTGGTGGTACAACTCCGACACCAACTGAAACATCAACAACTCCAACCCCAACTCCGACACCTACCAAAACTTCAGCAACTTCCACACCCACACCAACGGAAACGATGACACCGACTCCAACGGCAACTTGTGTTATAGACCAATGTTACCAATATGTTTCAGTTGAAATAACAGGTCAAACGACTGTTCAATTGACTAATTGTGGTGGAATTTTCACTTACTCCCCCACTCTAACAGCATCAACATATCCTGATACTGTAACAATCGGATTTGAGTTTTGTTTTGAGAAAGATTCGTTGGTTGTTCTTTCAGGTTCAACACCAATAAGTGTTGTATACGAAAACGATTGTTGTGGAACATCTGAAACACCGACACCCACACCAACCGAGACTCCAACTGAAACACCGACAAATACCCCAACTACCACTACTACTCTAACTTTTACGCCTACTCAAACTCAAACTCCTACAACCACTCCAACACAGACTCCAACTACAACGACCACTCTGACCGCAACTCAAACTGAGACCCCAACACAGACACAAACCCCTACAACCACTACTACTCTAACTTCTACTCCAACTCAAACCCCATCCCAAACACCAGGATTAGTTGAGTTATACATTTCAAACTGTAGTCAATTTACTAGTATAACTGGTGTTACTATAAACAGTATTCCTAGACCAACATTCAACAGTGGGTCTTTACCTTTAGGTCCACAAACTCCTTGGCCGTGTCCTGCGGCAGGTGGTGGAACCCAAGTCATTGTTGACACTGATAATTCTGCAAATCCTAGTTCAGGTCTTTACACAATAACCCTTGGATTGGATTCGCTAGTAGGGGGGAATGGAACACCTTTAATGGCAGCACTAAGAATACAAGACCCACCAGGTGTTGCAACATTCTTGGAAAATCAAACAATTACCTTAAACTCGAGTGTAAATCAAACAGTAACTCTTACAACTTCCTATAATATTACTTTGAGCACTATAGTTGATGTACAGATTCAAAGTATGACACCTTTTAATTTTATTACATCCCCCTCGGAATTACCAACTTCTGGAGATACAATAATTAATAGTGGTATAACAAACCCCAATTCATTAAATTTACCTGAAAGTGGGGTGTATTTCAACTCCTTCGATTCGGATGATATTGACAGATTTGATTATTTTTCTGAGTTCACTGGTAACACTGTAACCTTTACAATGACTCAATCAGGTACAACGGTAATTTATTCTGGTGATTCAAATTCGTTGAAGTATTGGGAAAATGGTTTAGAAAACGGTTTTGTGTTTGGAACTGTATCGGGAGCAACACCTTCAGGGAATGTAGTATTGATTCAATCAGCATCTACTGATTTTGTTAGTTCTGAATTAATATACATTGGTCTTGAATTGGAAAATAATTTTGTTATTCCAACTCCAACTCCTACAGCAACACCTACCGAAACTTCAGTGACACCGACACCGACACCAACAGTCACACCAACTTAAAAACTAACACTAAAATAATTTGAATTATTATACTATTTATTATAAAAACAAAAAAAATGGCGTGTAGAAAATATCTTTTAACTAATAACACCTCTTCAAATGGTGTTTTTTCATATCAAGAGTGTTCCAATCAAATGTGGAATTATAATGTTTTACTCCCTGCGGGAGAGTCTTGTAATATTTGGTTGATAGATGGTACCTATTCTACCGCGATGCCGACAATAATTACTGTCTATGATTTTGGTTCATTTCCATTTGTGGTAACGCCAACTCCCACTCCAAGTAACACCTCATCACCAACTCCAACACCAACACAGACACCAACCAACACTACAACTAACACCCAAACACCAACAAACACACCAACAAACACCGAAACTTCGACCCCGACCCAAACACCAACCAACACTACAACTAACACGCAAACGCCATCACAAACGCCATCACAAACATCAACTAACACACCAACACCTAGTGTAACTCCACCACCCCTAACTTCCTTTAGTGTTTATACCGGTTCAACCTTATTAGAGGCCTGTGGTAACATCAACGGACCAATTACAGTATATGGTAACGATTCTGTTTGGGTTGATGTGTCATTACTCTCAAATATTCCTGCAGGACCAGCAACAATCAACATGACAGGTTTCTATAATTTTAATGGTATTGTTATTGAAGCAGATTCGTCAGGTAATTTATTATTTAATTCTGTTTGTCCAACTCTAACTCCTACACCAACAAACACACCAACTCTCACACAAACACCAACTAACTCACCAACTGTGAGTTTGACTGCGTCTGTTACTTTAACTCCAACAAACACACCAACAAACACTCAGACAGGAACGATGACCCCAACACCGACAATATCTTATTGGTCATATCTATTAACCTCAGGTGCAACAGCAATTGATGCGTGTACTAGCGTCACAACATATAATGTTTACTCAAGTAGCTCTCAACCACAAGGCCCATCAACAGGTGAATTCTTATTCTTAAATACTTCGTTAACAAATCCTGTAAATAATGGTTATTGGTCAGATGGAACATCAGCATTTGAGGTGATAAATGGAACCGGATTTATAACTAGCGAGACAACTTGTTAAACTAACCCCTCTTTTGTGAGGGGTTTTTTGTTTTAAGGAAATATTCATTTTATTAACCTTATGTTTATTTTTATTAAAAATTTATTTAATGAAAATATTTGTTCAAATAGCCTCTTATAGAGACCCCCAACTTGTCAGCACTCTGAAGGATATGATTGCAAATGCTAAAAGGCCAAAAAATCTTAGATTTGGTATTGCAAGGCAATTTAATCCTGAGGATAAATTTGATGATTTAACTGAATATGAAAAAGATAAGCGTTTTAGAATTTTAGATATTCCATTTGAAGAGTCTAAAGGTGTTTGTTGGGCAAGAAATTTAACTCAACAAGTTTACGAGGGTGAAGAGTACACAATGCAAATTGACTCTCATATGAGGTTTGCACCCAATTGGGACGATGAAATGATTAAGATGGTTAAACAACTACAAAAAAAAGGACACAAGAAACCTTTGTTGACTGGATATGTTTCATCGTTTGACCCTGAGAACGACCCAGCCGGTAGAGTTCAAGAACCATGGAGAATGGTATTTGACCGATTTATCCCTGAAGGCGCGGTATTTTTTCTTCCTGAAACAATTCCAGGGTGGAGAGATATGAAAGAACCGGTGACCGCAAGATTTTATTCTGCCCATTATGCGTTCACTCTTGGACAATTCTCAACTGAGGTTCAACACAATCCTGAGTATTATTTCCATGGTGAGGAAATCTCAATTGCAGCAAGAGCATATACTTGGGGTTATGATTTGTTTCACCCACACAAGACTCTTATTTGGCACGAGTATACTCGTAAGGGAAGAACCAAACAATGGGATGATGACAAACAGTGGGTCGATAAAAACAACAAGTCTCACCTTACAAATAGAAAATTATTTGGTATGGATGGTGAAACTCAAGAGGGTCACGATGGACCTTTCGGATTTGGAACGGAAAGAACTTTAAAGGATTATGAAAAATATTCTGGACTGCTATTTGAAAATCGTGCGGTTCAACAATATACTTTAGATAAAAACTACCCACCTAATCCATACAAATATGAAACTGAGGAAGATTGGAAAAAAGATTTTGCCCAAGTCTTCAAACATTGTATTGATGTAAATTATGCTAGTGTGCCTGAAAAAGACTATGATTTTTGGGTTGTGGCATTCCATGGTTCGGACGACTCTACTTTATTCAGAAAAGATGCTGATAAGGCCGAAATTACTCGAATGATGAATGACCCCGACAAGTATTGTAAAATATGGAGAGAGTTTCAAACTACTCAAAAACCAACTTATTGGGTTGTTTGGCCTCACTCAGAATCTAAAGGTTGGTGTGACCGATTAACAGGAAACTTGTAATGGTTACTTGGAATAATATTAAAATTGCCGATAGGGGCTTCTTGATTAATCTGGAAGAGAGAACTGACAGATTACAAGAGTCCCTTTTGGAATTTGATAAAAATAATATCCAAGGTATTGAAAGATTCAACGCCATAAAAATAACTGAAGACAGTGACCAAGGTTGGGTTATCAGAGGTTGTACTCATAGCCACATGGAACTTTTAAAACGACAAGTTGAAAATGGTTGGGAGAAAATGGTTATTTTCGAGGATGACTTTATCTTGGATGTTTGTGACAACCGTGAACTTTCTTTGTCTAATGAAATGATTGAAAAGATTTATGTTGCAGATTTTGATTTACTTTTTTTAGGGGCTTGTTTGTTAGAACCAGCTGAGGCTGTTAGTGAAAATTTAATTAAACCTAATAAATTTGTTCAAACAACATCGTATCTGACTTCACTAAAATTTGCGGAATATGTTGTAAATAACTTCAACTATTTAGATAAAGAACTTGTTGTTTATGGTGAACAAATTGATAGTTATTACAGTGTGTTAGCTGTAAAAGACCACTGGTTAATGGATAACAGAACAAAAGGGCTTGAGGAAATAAAAAATCATGATTTAAAAATTTATTTTCACACACCAATATTATTTAACCAAAGAGAATCCTACTCCAACATACTTAATCGATATACAAACTATTTTAATATGAATCGAGCTCGTAATCTTGCAAACATACCTCAAAAAAAATTAATTTTATGAAACTAAATGAAATACCAAAGTTTATTGTAAACTTGAAGAGAAGACCTGACAGATTAGAACGTATTAAAAAACAAATGGAATATTTGGGTTGGGATTATGAGGTTTTTGAAGCCATTGATACTAATTCATACATGGGTATTACCAAATCCCAATTAGCAATTATACAAATTGCAAAAGAAAGGGGATATAGTAAAGTTATGATAATGGAAGATGATTGCGAGGTCATGCCATATGCTAAAGATTTTATTGAGAAGTTAGACGGGGAAATTGAGAATTTGACTTACGCTGTTTTGAACTTATCACCCACGTTGAATAGACACATCGACAAAGCCGATGGTTTCAAATATCTTCTAGATATGACTAATTTACCAGAAAAGCACGACCCTAATCACAGAGACATCTATGCCGCAAATATGATTATTTATGATGAATCAATTTACGATGAGATGTTTAAAATTTCAGAGGTTGCTTTTGGTAGTGGTGATTACTATTATGCTTTGGATGACTTTACCTTTCAATTTATTGTTCAAAAGTTTCAAAGTTATTGTCCAATCGTTCCTGTGTGTACTCAAGGCAATGATTGGTCGGACATTTCACAAGGTAATTACAACAATTTTTATCTTCAGACATATAATTGGAATTTGTTTAGTCCTACGAAAATACCTGGTCATTTTTGCAATGCGGAACTCAATAAACAAAAAAGAGATGAAAATATAAAAGAAACAATCGATGTCAATTAAAATTATTACTTGCATCTACAGTGACTTATCAGGAACTGAATTTGGTGGTAGAGCCTCCCGTGGTGGTCATTATCGGTGGAGTCTCCTTTCTCTGTTAAAAATCACAGATGCAGATTTTTTGTGTTACACCTCAGACAGAGAACTCGAGTCTTTAAAAACTTTTTTTTACATAGACAATAACATAAGTGAAGATAAACTCAAATTTGAGGTTTTTGATATTTCACAAACAAAGTTTTCCCAACTAATCAACGAAGTCAAAAACATTGATGATATTAAACGAGGGGACCGATGTGTGGAAATTCAATATTCAAAGTTTCACTGGTGGTGGAATGAGGACAAGTCTTATGACTACTATTATTGGATTGACGCAGGTCTTTCGCATTCAGGACTTATCCCTAACAAGTACTTAAACAACACCTCGTCAGAAAAAAGATATTTTGAATCAACACTTTTCAATAATGACTTCATTAGAAATGTGATTGAGGACACCAAAGATAAGTTCCTTATGTTGGCTAAAGAAAATGTGACTTACTTTTGGTCAGGAACTGTGGACAGGAAGTGGTACAAAGAATACGACCCATCATACCATGTGATTGGTGGAATGTTCGGTGGACACAAATCTCAATGGGATATTGTTGTACCAATCTTCGAAGATTACCTTCAAAAGATTATGGAAGATGCGAGAGGTTTACCTCACGAGGAAAATATAATGTCCCTAATGAAGGTAAATTACCCCGAACTTTTCGAAGTCAAAACATTCGATATTTGGTGGACACCAGACTCAGGACCTCGAGAATTAGATAACTCGTATTATGAGGATAAAAAAAGTTTTTACAGGATATTAGAAGAGTTTAATAGAATTTATGAATAAAGTAACATTTGTAACAGGATTATGGAATATCAGACGAGATGAACTTCAGGAAGGTTGGTCCCGTTCATTTAAACATTATTTGGATAAGTTTGAACAACTTTTACAAATCGATGCAAATTTAATAATTTTTGGTGAATCCGATTTAGAAAAATTTGTCTGTGAAAGACGTGATAAAAAAAATACTCAGTTTATTGTTAGAAGTCAGGACTGGTTCAAAAACAACTTTTACGACAAAATACAAGAAATAAGAACCAATCCTGATTGGTGCAATCAATCAGGATGGTTACCAGAATCTACCCAAGCAAGATTGGAAATGTATAATCCACTTGTAATGTCAAAAATGTTTTTACTCCACGATGCAAAGATTTTTGATTCGTTTGATTCCTCACATTTATTTTGGATTGATGCTGGTATCACAAATACTGTACATCCTGGTTATTTTACTCACGACAAAATTCACCACAAGTTTGATAAATTATTTAATAACTTTGGTTTCATTGCCTTCCCATACAATGCCGAGAGGGAAATTCACGGATTTTCTTTCCCTAAGATAAATAATTATGCGGGTAATCATGTCAAGTTGGTTTGTCGTGGTGGTATTTTTGGGGGTAAAAAAGAATCTTTGAGTGATGTTAATGGTTTGTACTACAATTTGATGAGTCAAACTTTGTCTGATGGTTACATGGGAACCGAAGAATCTCTTTTCAGTATTTTGTTGTACCGACATCCAGACCTTTTCGATTACTATGAAATCGAATCCAATGGTCTGATTGGTAAATTTTGTGAGGATGTAAAAAACGACACTCACAAAATTAAAAACACCGCAGGAAAATCATCCTATTCAGATTTAAACACTAACAATGCGGCATTGTACGTTATAACTTTTAATAGTCCAAATCAATTCGAAAAGTTGATTAAATCAATGGAGATGTATGATAAAAATTATTTGGAGAAACCTAAGAAATTTTTATTAGACAACTCTTCAGATTTGACTACTACGGAAAGATACAAGGAACTTTGTGACCAATACGGATTTGAACATATAAAGAAAGACAATTTAGGTATTTGTGGAGGTCGTCAATGGATTGCTGAACATGCCCAAGAAAACAAGTTTGACTTTTATTGGTTCTTCGAGGATGATATGTTCTTCTATGGTGGTAAAGATGAAACGTGTAAAAATGGTTTTGTAAGAAAAATCCCTGACCTCTACAACAAGGTTATT